TTACGCTCCGCCTGGTGCCGCATAGCCGCCGACAAAAAACCAGCCCAGAAAAACCACGGCGACGATAAAAATAGCCACCGGAAATAGAATACCCAGTCTCATTATTGAGCCCCTGTAAGTGCGAGTCGTGTCGACTATGATACGGGATTTCACCGTAGATTAGTCAATATGAAAAAAACGTCCCTGACGGCGAGACTGCTTATCCTGATACATCGCCTCATCGGCGGCGCGCAGCGCCAGTTCAACGTCGATCTGCCAGGGGTCGGCTTCAATCACCCCAAAGCTGGCGCCGGGGTAGTTAATCCGGTGTTCGCCAAGGAAATAGATCCCCGCCAGCGCTTGACGTAACGCGGCGATATACTCCTGCTGGTCGGCTGAATCGGGACCCGTACCGACAATTAAAAACTCATCGCCGCCGAGACGGCCTACAATATCGCCGCTGCGCACGCGGGCGGCCAGGCGTTCTCCGATCTGAATCAAAAAGCTGTCGCCGCACGGATGGCCGAATCGATCGTTGATTGCTTTGAAATCATCGAGATCGATAAAAATCAGCAGCACGCTGCGCTGCTGTTCCCGGGCCTGCGAAAACTGCGCGGCAAGATGCTTAAACAGCGAGCGGCGATTCGGCAAACCCGTAAGCTCGTCGGTATACGAATGCATCTCCAGCGCGACGTTAGCCGCCCGAAGCTGCTGTACCAGCGTCTCTTTCTCAACGTAATGGGAGATGAGGTTGGCAAACAGATTCATCACCTGCTCACCCTCAATGTTATAGGGCTGTCTTGCCCGGCTGGTGGCGCACAGCGTGCCGAATAATGAGCCGTCGGTCAGGCGCACGGGAATGCTGAAAAAGGTGGCGATCCCCAAATCCTGGGCGGCGAGACACGAACGCCAGCGCTCGGCGACATCGTTGCTAAAAATGCAGCGGTCGTCCAGCGCGCGTTTGCACAGCGAGTCGTTCCACGGGACGGAGAACCCTTCGGGGATCTGCATTTCGCTGCTGTTGTGCGCGTACATAATATGCTGGCGCTGCGCGTCGAAGTCGATACGAGTCAGGTAGGTAGATTCCATTCGGGTAACCAGCTCCAGCATCTCAAGCAGCTGTCGCACCAGGGTTTCGAGGGAGTGTTCATTAGCGAGCGTTTGCGACACGCGAGCGAGAATAAAATCGGACATGAGAAATACGGCTCCCGAATGCTAATCGTCACTACCAGCAAATGATGCTAAAAAACAATCAGCGCAGAATTAACAGAGATACACAAAATTTAACACATCTGGGGGGAGAATACCTGCATCCGCGGCGGGAAAAAAAGCCCCATCGGGTGCGTTAGCCATCCTAGATATAACGGCTTTCAACGGTGCAATGCGGGATTGCGCGGCACGCAAGACCGTTGAAAGCCATATTTACCTACCTAAGTGTGGACATAATGTGGACATTTTACGCATCAGCACCACCTCTCAGCGGGTTAAGTGAGATTGCATCCTGGAGGTATTCGGGCGCAAAGTGAGCGTAGGCCATAGTTTGCTCAATTCGCGCATGTCCAAGGATCCTCTGTAATGTAATGATGCTTCCCCCATTAATCATAAAGTGCGTCGCGAAACTGTGGCGTAGTGCATGCGTCGCCTGGCCGGTCGGAAGATCAGGTTTTACTTCCCTGAGTATCTGCCTGAAGTCAGAATAAGACGCCTTACCAAATAACAACCCTCGTTTACCATCCGCTATGAGTTTTGCCACTTCCGCTGAAACTGGAACAGTCCGCTGCTTGTTACTCTTGGTTTTAACGAACGTCACACGGTTCTGTATGATGTGTTCCGCCTTGAGTCGAGCCGCTTCGCCCCAGCGAGCACCAGTACTTAAACACAGAACAGCTATCTTCTTGTTGTCGCCATCCAGTTTAAAGAGCAAGTGCTTGATTTCGTCCTCTGTCAGATAGCCAGTTTCTGGGACATCTTCTTTCAACTTCTTCCGCCCTCTGATCGGATGTACACCCGAAAACAACTCGGCCTCGATAAGCGCTGTGAACATGCCACTGATGCTGTTGAGATCACGGTTAATGGTGGAAGCTTTAATGCCCTGGCTTCTTCTTGCCGCGTAATACTGACTAATCAGCGCTTTTGTAATCTGAAAAGCACAAGGATCGTCGGTAATCCTGCAAAAAATATCTAACTTGTTGCGGTTTATCCGACCGTGCTCCTCATGCTTGCCTTTCAAATTCCACCAAAGCTGTATCAGTTCAGACAGATGCCGCTTATCCGTCGGTTTTGATAACCATTCTTTGGTGTGGTGGTTGAACTGGGTATGCTTCTCGAAAGCTACCGCTTCACTTTTCTTATCAAACTTCCTGCGGATACGCTTTCCATTGCGACCAGCAGGCCTGATGTCCACTTCATATCGACCATCATCGAGTTTCTTAATAGTCATAAGAAAACCCTCCGATGGGTGCGTTTGCCTTTAGGCCTTAACGCGTTGCAATTATGTGATGAATACTTTTCGACCAATAATAAACATTTGAAATGTATGTAAGACCGGTTAATTGTTAACCAGTCTTTTGGTCTGAGTGCTGCGAGGTTGTTAAGTCTTGCCCAAAGTGTGCGAGGGCCGGTGCGATTTGACCGGATTCAGGGGACACCTGATCGGTCATAAACCACAGTGTGTATTTGATAAAGCGGGGGTGCTGAAGGATTTTCATAATTGGCTCTATCCCAGGCTTTTTATCTCCAGCCTCATAGCTACAAAATGACCCATATACGAGGCCTGTTAAGTCGCTGAATTGCCTTCTATTTAACCTTTCTGATTCTCGAATGAGCTTTATCTTTTCATGGATCGGTGTTGACATGAAATCACCTATAGTAGAATATTAAACCTATCGATGATGTTTTTAATCGATAGATGAATAACCAATAGGAGCAACTATTGCCCATTAAGAGCAATTAATTACACCAAAGGAGAATGTAACAGATGAGCAAACAGCTTGTAAGTAGCACGGATGCTGTGCCTTATCAGGAGTTCGCCAGACTCATCGGGAAAACCCCTGCTGCGGTGAAGGGCATGATAGAAAAAGGGAAGCTTCCTGTAATCGAGATGACCGATCCCCAGTCTACTTCTGGCCGTGCGGGCGAGTACTGGGTTTACCTTCCAGCCTGGAACAACGGCATGAAACTGGCCTACGAAAGTCGTCCAAAGGAGATCAGGGAAGGGTGGTTGATGTGGCTTGGTCTCGGTGAGCCAGGTCGATAGCCGGTGTCAGGGGAGGAAACATGAAGAACGGTAGCCGCAGATCAGTATCACAACTCAATAGCAAAACCAGCCTCTACTGTGGTTTTACTATTCTGAAACTCCCACGCAAAAAACCGTACAACCGCCAGCGCTATCAAATTACGCACACAGGCCATTATTACGGCATTGACTTTGCTTTATCAGAAGCATGCCGAACGATTGACAGAATCATGAGTAAAAAGCGGTTTATTGCTTTTTAATCTCTGGGGGCGAAAATGAAACTCGAATATGCAGACAAAATTAACTCGCTTTTACAATGCTTCCATTTCAATAAAGAGTTTCTGGAATGGAATCATGATTACTCTCTCCAGCTTTTACGTCATGGCGTATCCCACCTTTATCATTTCGCAATGCTTCAAGGCGAGAATGATGAATGCACCCTTGAAGAACTCCGCAACATCATTATTTCCGTCACCGATGGTGAGATCCCTAAACCATATGACCTGCTATCTCTTGGCGCTGAGCAACTGAAGAGGGCTATGACGTTTGTTCAGCCGCAAGCGGTAACCGTAGAGGTTACACCGGAGATCCTGGAACACCTGAAACTGGGAGCTAAAGCCTCCTGGCGGCTCGAGCCACCTCGCTTTAACTGATCATCGGAGTACGCCATGTTCACCGAAGAAAAACATCTTGGGAACAGGAAATGCTGATCCGAGAGGCAATGGAAAGTGCCGAGCATGGGTTCACTGTACATCTAAAAAATGGTGCTCGTATCACCATTAGCTCAAAAAGCCCGTCTAAAGATTTAATAATTTACGGGCTCGAAAAAGCAATTCGCGGTGATCACGATCGCGCGCGAATGACCTTTATTGATTTCATGTATTACTGGCATGAAAGGATATTTAAGCAGATTAAAAGAAAATCGCGTCCAAACAATTAATTAACCTGCTTTAAAAATAACGGCATTCACTTTGCCGGGGATTCGTTTTGCTTTTTTAGGAGGTTGCAGTCGGTTACGTCAATAAAGCCGGAAGGCGGAATAAGCGATCCAGGGTTTATGGGAATCAGCACCAATGCGCGCAAAGGCGAGCGCGCCCATTTACTCGGATTGCTGCGCATCCGTATGGGCCTGCTGAAAGAGCAAGGCCTTACCCCCGAAGAGATTTATTCAGCACTTGAGCAGTGGATAGCCAACCACGAAACAATCACCAGCGAGGGCAGTAGACCATGAATCACTTAATGATCGATTTGATTAACGTTAATAAGAAACCGTCATCACCTCTGTGTGCCATTGAAGCTGTGTTTTTTGAACCCTCAACAGGGCAGATCGGAAAGGTTTTTTATTCTTCGATAGACATTCGTAAATCTGAAAGCTTGAAGGGCCGTATCAGCATTAGTACCGCATTCGACTGGATGAAAAAAGACTCTCACTGGCGCGCCGAAGTGATGAGCGCAACCGAAGCTGAAGAAGATGCACTTTGCAGCCTTGCTGCTTTCATCGCCGACAACACCTGTCCCCGGAACGCGGCGTTATTCGTATGGTTCAAAGATGCTCCGGAAAAACTGGTGTCACTTCGTTATGCCGTGGATCGCTTAGAGATGTCAGGCATTTTCCCTGAAGGCACAAAATACCGCTGCATTCGTTCACTTCTCGACCTTGCTGCTGCCACAGACTATGCGCCTCATGCGAGAAGCGCCCTGGCATGTTACACGCTCACTGACGCGCGATATCAAGCGGAGCAAGTCTGCGAAATCTGGCAGCGCTTAACCTCCCCACACATTGGATCGCTGTGAGGGCCGCCATGCATTCGCATTTATCTGTTGTTTGTAACGCGCCGTTGCCGGTTTGTAAGAGGGCGCTTGCCGCCCTGAATTGCTTTGCTCGTGGACAGCGTAATTACACCCGAGTCAAGCCACACGCCTATCTCGTAATCCGCATTGGCCTCCGTTGGCGTTTGCTCAGCAAAAACGGTGGTAAGCAGTGGCGACTGATGACCCATGAAACCTATAACCAGGAATGCCGCAAATGATTAAGTCACCTCTTAAGTGGGCTGGCGGTAAAACCCGCGTTTTGCCGCGACTGCTGAATTACCTGCCTAAAGCCGATTGCTTGATTGAGCCCTTTGTAGGCAGTGGCACAGTCTTTATGAATACGGAATACCGCCGCTATGTGCTTTGTGACAGCAATCGCGCATTGATCAATTTCTTCCGCGCGCTCAGGGAAGACCCTGAAAGATTGATACTGATCGCCAGGAACGTATTCAGAAATGGCAATAACGAAGATAGCTATTACGAAGAGCGCAAGTTGTTCAACCACCTGTCGTGGGATGACGAGTGTGCAGATGATTACGTTGTACGGTGGGCTGCATCATTTTTATACCTGAACCGCCACTGCTTTAACGGGCTTTATCGCACCAACAGGGATGGCGGTTTCAATGTTCCATTTGGCAGCTATAAGGCGCCTTATTTTCCAGAAGCAGAAATGCGCCTATTTGCCGAAAAGGCGCGGGATACTCACGCGCTCTTTCTTTGTAATGATTTTCGTACTTCCATTCCGTACGTCGCCAGGAATCGCCTGGACTCCGTGATTTACTGCGATCCGCCGTACATCCCGACTAGCAAAACAGCCAATTTTACCGCTTACGGCAAGCCATTTACCCTGGATGATCACCGCGCTTTGGTTACGGCGTTGCTGGACGTTAATCGCCAGCATGGAACGCGATCGGCCATCTCGAATAGCGACACACCAGAAACACGCCAGATCTACTCCGCTTTCAATCTCCACGCCTTCAGAGTTCGACGTTCCGTTAGCGCCAAAACCCGCGATATGGCCGGTGAAGTGATTGGCGTTCTTCGCGTGTGTGGTGGTTGCGGTCGTTCTGGTGGTGGAGGTTGCCCGGACTGTGGGGCGGTGATGGGTGATGCGACATATGCCGAAATGTTTGGCGCGCCGGCTTGTTAAAGCGTTGGCTTTGCAAAATAAGATTCGAAGGTGAGTTATGCCTGACTCCACATCCCTGGCATGGAGCTGGAATGCCAGAAAGCAGCCAGTAAACCCTTATGCTGTTGATGTGCCTGCACGGAAACCCTCTGCGCTGGCCGTCTGGATTGCGCTTTATGAGCAGGATAAAAGCGATCAACGCGAGCAGGCTGAAGCAATGAGTCGTGCAGCAGAAGAGTACCTCTTTTCTGTTGCACATTGCGATCCCTGGCACTATGACGAATTGAATGATGCGCTGATTGAGAAGGCTAAGCGACATGCAGAACTCCATCGTGTTGATCCTCTTACCCTGATTCGTGATGACGTCGCCAGCTTGCCTGGTTTCCTGCGCAAGCCGCTGGAAACAAGGATTAAGTATTTGGAAAAATCAGAAGATCCGCGCCATTTGCCTACCTATCTGAATGAGGTCATTACTCCCTCATTAGTGAGAATTGACAAGGTCCGTGCTAACCAGGCGTCGCTGTCATTCCAGGCCATGGCTGGCAGGGATAGCCTTGATCAACTCCTTCGACTTGCTGAACTGAATCAGCGGGAGGTTAAGCGGCTTTCAACGCTGGTCGCAGCGCACATTGATATGATTTTTATCCAGCTTTGCGGTGAGATGCTGACCGATGAATTAGCTTCTCCCATCGTAATACTGGAGCTCTATCGTCGTGTGGCGGCCGAAGTGTCACGCCTTGATGTTATCCCGCCGGGTTATGAAGCGCTCCGCAGCAAACATAATCGCCGCAACCCGATTAATTACGAGCTGATACCGGGCGCGCTTGCCCGTATGCGTTGTGCTGACTGGTGGCAACGTAAGCTGTGGCAACTCCGCAACGAATGGCGGGAAGAGTTACTTCGGGCTGCGTGCCTTGTTCATCGGCACGCATCACCTTATGTCAGCCATGACATTCTGTTGCAGAAGCGGGAACAACGCCGTAAGGCGATGGATTTTTTCCGCAACCATGATCTGATTAACGAAGATGGCGACACGCTCAGCATGGAGGATGTGGTGCTTGCAAGTGCCAGCAATCCAGCGCACCGTCGTAATGAGATGATGGCCTGTGCCAAAGGCCTGGAATTGATAGCTGAAATGCGTGGCGACTGCGCCATGTTCTATACCATCACCTGTCCTTCTAAGTACCACGCCACACTGATGAACGGGAAGCCTAACCCTATATGGGATCACTCGACAGTTAGGAAAAGCAGCGACTATCTGGTTGATACGTTTGCGGCATTCCGTAAGGCAATGCACAAAAAAGAGCTGCGCTGGTACGGCGTCCGCGTAGCCGAACCACATCACGATGGAACTGTGCACTGGCATTTATTGTGTTTTATGCGCAAAAAACATCGACGTGCAATCACAGAGCTGCTGCGTCGTTTCGCTATCCGAGAAGATCGCGCCGAACTTGGCAATAACACTGGCGCTCGTTTCAAGTCAAAGCTGATAGACCCGCGAAAGGGGACTCCGGCCAGTTATATTGCAAAGTACGTCAGTAAAAACATCGATGGGCGTGGGCTGGGTGACACCGTCAGCAAGGAGACGGGTAAATCACTACGTGATAGTGCCGAGTACGTCACTGCATGGGCATCGTTGCACCGTGTTCAACAATTTCGTTTTTTTGGGATTCCAGGCCGCCAGGCGTACCGCGAGTTACGATTGTTCGCATCGCAGGCAACTCGTGCAATGAAAACCAGCAAACCGGGCGCTCCGGTACTTATGGATCCAAAACTGGACGCTGTGCTCGCTGCTGCTGATGTTGGCTGTTTTGCCACTTACATCATGAAGCAGGGCGGTGTACTTGTTCCCCGCAAAAATTACCTCATTCATACCGCCTACGAGCCGACAGTCGAACCAGGAACCTATGGCGATCACGGGATTCGTATTTATGGCATTTGGTCGCCAATCACCGGTAAGGAAAACAAAATATGCACGCATGTCCATACCTGGAAGATGGTGAAGAAGGCTCCCGCTAACCCAGGCGCTGAAAGCGCCGCCCAGGGCGACCCCGTCGCCCCTTGGACTCGTGGCAATAACTGTCCCCCAAACCAAATAATCCGTAGAAAAGAGGTGGTAACTGACGTTGCTACAACCGAGATAATGACCCCTGGTGAAGGAACGGGAGCGCTTGATGTGAGTAAACTACCCGCAAAAGAGCGCCGGGCTATACTGAGAAGGATTACAGAGGAGATCTATAACAAGAAGAAAGCGCAGGGCCACGTAGAATCACACAATTTCTCTCCGCTTGAGGTCTTGTTGAGCGATTTTTCTTCATCTATTGGCATCGAACTTAGTGAATCCCAGGTTGATCATTTACTTAATGGTAAACGCATACGTTATGGTGATCGCATTTACTACGCGACTCACGATGGGGCGCTACGCAGTATGGAACCAGAGAATTCAGATGTTCAGATTCGGAACGTGTGGAAACTGTTGAAAAAACACAATAAAGTAGATGTAGGTCACATCACAGATAATCCAGTAGGGCATTATTCCGACATGCTTAGGAAACTGGACCCTAGGGGATGGACGGTACTCTTTGGGGGAGATAAGAACAGGGGGTGAACATGTATGATGATTATGATCAGCGAGAGGCGAATATTGCCAGCTTCCTGTCGAACAAAATAAAACGATGCATCAAATGTGGGCATGAGCTGGACTACAAAGAGAAGTTTTATTACACAGATCGAATTTGCAATCTCTGTCGCGGGCTTCAACCGTTCGATAGTGAGGGCGTTCCGGAGGAAGAATCTGAAGGTAAGTCACCTTTTCCAATTATTAATCTCGACTTATCAAAGTATGAGGACAAAGGACAGCAAAACAGATCTGATTTTGAGAAACAGGTCTTTAGCCGTTATCCTGAATGGCAATTATTACGAGAAAAAGCGGAAAAAGATTGGGATGCAGCTCATCCGCGGCCTGAAGGAATAACCTTTGTTACTGAAGTTCCTAGTTATAATTTAATCATTACTGATGAGCGTATAGCAGAGCTGATTAATCAATATGATGCGAATGGGGCAGTGAGCATTAAAGTTGAAGAGTTAATTTCATTGCTTTGGGAAATAAGGGGTTATCGGAAAATTTGTAATAAGTGATTAAATTTAGCGTTCTTATTGCTTGCTTTTTATAGGCGAAAAATGTATTTGGTTTTTATAAAAGCTATTAAATCACCTCCCATTTATTTTAAAGTGGGAGGCGATAAATGTCATCTGCTGAATAAATCGTCAATATAGCTTACAGTATTTACATACTGGGTGGCTTTAGGTCTGTATCCATCATCATCATCATGATAATAGCTATAGTCTGGTAAATGTGAGGATGTGTCAATATTATCCATAATGGACTCAATATCTCTTTCATGAAATTCGAAAGGATACTCGTCGAGAAACTCATGAAGATAATTCAAAGCAACATCATCCGCTGTGTCAAAATCATCAGGGGAGAGATTTTGGATTTTAGCTGAGTCACCAAGGATCTCATCAAATCCGGACTCCCAAAAATCTATTATATGATCTTTTAATTCTCTGAATTTAATGTCCTGCTCTATATCAGGATAAAATGTCATTAATTTTGCAAGGGGAAGATAGTCTTCATGGTATAAAGAGTATTGTTTACTTGAGCAAAGAGCATAGTCAATGAAATCAATAGCGAATTTCTTTGAGAATAGGTGTGGTTGCTTCTCAATTGCCCAAATAATACACTCACCTATTTCAGAATCATAAGATACTTGGCTTTTATTTATATTTAAAAATGTAGACGGCGGTATTTTTTTAGTTTTTCAGTGTCAGATATATCTGATGTTAAAACTTTGTAATATAAATGCGTTGCGTAATTATTAATATCCTTACTCATGGCGTCGGATATTAATATGTTTAAAACTGAATTAAATGTTTTATTATCTAATTTGTTGTTAACTGCTAAAAAAAATAAGGTGTTAATCGACTGATAGGTTTTTGATGCCAACATATACAAAGAAAGATTAGTGTCATCTTTTGCTATGCGATTGATAATATAGTCAGAAATTGATGGGTTAAAAGGGGTTATACTTGCAATGTGCGATGTTTGATTTAATCGAATATTTCTATTGAGGGTTGATTTCAACGATTCTTTGATGAGATCATCTATTTTATGAACTTTGACATAGTAATTATTTTTGTGTTTTTTCTCAAAGACTCTCTTTAATATTTCTTTGCATTTTGTTTCTTCAATATTTCCACCATTTAGGACGACAATATTAACGAGATCATAAATTTCATCAGGTATCTGCCTTTTGAAATATAAATCCCAAATAATCTCTGGATTGTTCAAGGCGTTTTTTATATAAGGCCAGTATTCCTCATTAGACAAGCCAGACAATCGTTCACCGTCAGTTATAATTGATATTAATCGAGGGTTGAAGTTTTTGTGTTTGATTATTTCCCAGTAATTTTTATTATCAAAGTACACATCTGAAAACTCAGTGGGCAGGGAGCTGTGCCAAATGTGATTATATAAAATATTCGCTTTTTCAATTTGAGTAAGTTCGGTTACACTTATTTCATACTCACGGTTTGATATGTTTCCAAAGTTAAATATATCACTAATACTTTTTGCTCTATTGAGGATGTTTGATCTTGATGTTAATACAAGTCTCTTATTTTTATCTAATGTTACTCTTCGGATAAAATTCATTATCTTTGAATCAAAGTTCCCTTCTATAACATCCAAATAGTTTGCGCCGAGAAAATCATCAAAATAAAAAAACTGCATTTTTTCTGGGCAAAAACAAGATTCGGCTTCACTAATTGAGTCTTCAATGTGATAAATCTCATATCCTTTATAGGAGTGAAAAAGTGCTAATTGCTTGGCTAAAGTAGTTTTTCCAACTCCTGGTGAACCGGTGATAACAAGCGCATGTTTTTCTTTTAATATGTCTAAAGCTTCATCGAACTGTTTTGTCTGAATGTATCTAGCTGATTCAAGATGCGCTTCTTCAATTAGAAACTTGCTTTTTTGTACGATTCCATTATTTAGAATGTTAATTAAAACATTAGTGCTTGAAATCCAAAGCTTATAAAAGTTTTTTTCAACGGATGGGTATTGTGTAAGTAAATCATTGACACCTTCCTTTCCATATATATCGTTTGTGCTTAATATATAAGGGTGAAGTAAAGATTTTATGGTGTTTTTATTTTGAGGGGTTAATCCAACACTGGTAACTAAGATGTATCTACTTGGGTTTAGCTTTTTTATTTTTGGTAGTTCATCATTTTCAAGAGTTCTCAATAATCCGCCCAAGCCTGTTCCAGCATAATGTTTTGCTTGAATGATTACAGAACCTCCTGAAGGTGAATAAAAACGGCCATCTATACCTTGATCCCTGCCAGGAGCAAATCGTTCAACTAATACATTTTCCTGATTACCTATGAGCTCAATTGCTAGTTTTTCGAACTCTTTATCGTTGAGAACATTAAAATTATAATCATTCATTATTGGTTGTCTTCGTGGATTGATATAGAAATTATGATTGCATAACTTTATCGATGTTTGAAGGAGTTAGCACACAATTGTGCGCAATTGCGCGCAATTTTTGAACTGCCAGTTCTGCTACATATACCAGCACTGACAGAGACTGGGGCCGGTTTTGTGCATGCACGAAAAATGACAGGTTAGCTGCGCGCAGGTGACGGGGGGCAAGCCCCCGAAAACGGGTCAGGGCAGGGAAGGCGGCAGAATACGCAATTTCACGGTTTCTGCGTCACGGTGAGCGGTCGTTTTGGTTGGCGGCATGCCCTTGTGCAGGGAAAAAGCAGCGACGCGCAGAGGGGCGCTGATGCGGGATTTTTTCAGCAGAAAAGATGAGGCCAGCGAAAACGCTGGCCTGTTATAAATGGCTGATGTTGTTTAAAGAAACTGAATTGTCTGGCGGTTATTTCTCAGCGGTAAGCAACGCGTAAGGGTTAAAGCGGATCACTTCTTCTCCGATCCACTCATTGACCACCTTCAGCGCCTCCATTACGGGCGTCAGCTCGTTGATAGCGTAGACCCGTGCGGCTTTCTCGATATCCCCAAATGAGCCGTTTCCCTCTGGCATGGCGCCCATCAGCTGCGGCGGGATACGGTGCGCTGCGAGTATGTCGTCACGTGTGGCGTTCTTAATGTTGATAAACTCATCTTTCGCAGTGATCTGCTGGAAGGGGAGGATTTGCACGCCGTCTTTGCCGCCGCCTGGCGCATGCAGCAGCAGGTTTTTAAATGCGCCTTTACCACGCGCGCCGGTCAACGTCTCTTTGACTGCCTTCATGCTTTTATCGTCAATCTGTCCGGCGCCAATATAAACAATGCATCCAGCATGCGATCCGTTGTCGTAGTAAAGTTTACGGAACATGTCAGCGGAGTGGGCCAGGCTGGCGGCCAGCAGTGCTGCCATATATTCGGGCATGCCGTAGACCTCCTGATTAATGTCAGGATTTAGAACGTGACACACTGAACCCGGTTTAAACGAGTGTTCCTCTTTCCAGCGCCGGATGAACCAGTATTGATCGAGATCTGTGCTTCCACGCCGGGTGTACTTCGCAAGAGAGTGTTTGAAGGGAAGCGGGCCGCCCAGGCGATTACGCGGCAATTCGAGATAGGCATTGCCAAACGTGAACCAGTCCAGCGCAAACGCGGAAAAGGTCTGGCGATTGAGCAGTTTGTGCGGGATAAAACAGCCGGTGAGCACATTACGTTTGAAATACAACGCCGACTCATGCCAGGCGCTCTGACGCGGAGCTTTAGCCAGTCCGTAAAAGTCTACTGGCGTCTCATAGTATCGCCCGTTGTCCATGCAATAGAGATTGTCCAGCAAATCGGCCATATCCCGCACGGGATAAGGGCCGTCAAAGCTGAACGCTGTCAACGCGGGATCGGCCTTCAGTGACTCCACAATGTCAGGGCCGGCGGTGCCGGCTATCGGCTTTTTACCGTATTTCTTTTTCAAAGTTACCATCCCATTGCGAAACCACCGCCGCCACTTTCCTGGCCCAACGGTTCATTAATAATCGAAAGCATGGTTGCCCACGCCATATCACCATGGCTTACGCCGCGCGATCGGTCCGTTTCGTAAGTGATGAAACCGCCGGGCGTAACAACTTTGCGAACAGCGTTGAAGGCTCTGACCAGACCCTGCTCGCTGCGGTCATATTCCCAGCGGCCGGCGCGTATGACCTGCAACATTTTGAGGACAAGGGCGCGCTTGGAAGAGAGGCTCATCTGGTATCTAGCTTTTTCAATTGCCGGGTTAACAGGTCAATCTCTTTGAAATCGCCACTGGTTTTATTGTCTTTCGCGCTCAGCTGGCAGAGACGGGTGTCAATGGATTGCGTCACCCGTTTGATGGGCGTTGTGTCATCCCATGCGTCGCGCTTTTTCCACGAATAAACCGTGTTTGAGTTTATGCCCATGAGCCGCGAAATTTCGGCGGGCGGGTAACCCTGCCAGTAGAGCTGTTTTGCCCTTAATCGAATAAACGCATCCTGAATCATCACTTCCCCCTTTTGAGCAGGGAGATTACCTGCGCGCGATCCCCGCGGCTCGGGCTTTCAGGTCTGGCCGTTCTCCGACAACAAAACCGCGTGGCGCCGGGCTTTCAGGCTCTGCGATGATGCAGCGACTGACATAAATCAACAGGATAAAACGACATGGCCAGCACGACTAAACCCGCCCGCAAAAAGTTTCGCGTTGCGGTTTCCGGCGCCACCGTTGACGGGCGCGAGATCCAGCCGCAGCACCTCCGCGATGCAGCGGCGAGCTACAACCCGGCCGTTTACGGCGCCCGCGTGAACGTGGAGCACTATCTCTCCATGCTTCCTGACAGCAATTTTGGCGCCATGGGGGATGTTGTTGCTTTAAGCGCGGAGGATATCACAGAAGGGCCGCTGGCCGGTCGTACGGCGCTCTATGCCGAGATCGACGCTTCGGCACGAATGAAGCAGCTCACCGATGAAGGAAAAAAAATCTATTCCAGTATTGAGCTGCATCCGCAGTTTGCCCTTAACGGTAAGGCGTATGTGGTCGGCCTGGCGATGACGGACACCCCGGCAAGTCTGGGGACTGAGCGCCTTAAATTTGCCGCGCAGCAGCGCGCGCAGGTAATGGCCTTCAATAACCAGCAGATCGAGGCGCCGCTGTTCTCTGATGCGCTTGAAGCTGAAGTGATCGAACTGGCCGCTCATCGCAGCGAGGAGGGCGTCAACTGGTTCAACCGCGTGATGGGCATCCTTGGTAAAGGCCAGAAAACCGACGATCAGCGGTTCAGTCAGTTGCATCAGGTTGTTGAAGCCGTTGCTCAATCTCAGGCAGACCAGATTGACCGGTTCAGTGCCCTGGAACAGGACCGCCAACAGGATAAAGCCACCATTCAGCAACTGACCAGCGAACTTAACGAGCTGCGCGGTCAGCTTCAGCTCCAGCCCGCAGAAAATTACAGCGCACGACCGGCGGCAACCGGCAACAGCAGCGCGCAGCTTGCAGACTTCTAAGAGGTAACCATGGAAAACCAGACCCGCGAACTATTTGATAAGTACATTGTGCGCCAGGCACATCTGAACGGTGTCTCACCCTCAGCCGTTGCCAATCGTTTCAGCGTCGATCCGACTATCCAGCAAAAACTGGAACAGGCCGCCATGGAGTCGGATGACTTCATGAAGCTGGTTAACCACTTTGGGGTTAAAGAGCAGGAAGGGCAGAAAGTAAAAATTGGCAGTAAGGGACCGATGGCGAGCACCAATAACAGCTCGGACGGCACCAACCGCCGTAACCCTGCACCGAACCATAACAAAGAGCCGCAGAACTACCACTGCCGCAAAACCAACTATGACTATGCGCTTTCGTATGCGGAGCTGGACGCGTGGGCCGGTCACCCTGAATTTCAGTCATTAATCAGTAATGCGATGGCTCGTCAACTGGGGCTGGATCGCCAGATGATTGGCTTTAATGGCACGCATTACTCTGAAAACTCCGACCGCACGACCTACCCGTTATTGCAGGATTGCGGCGTTGGCTGGCTGCAAAAAATCCGCAATGAAGCGCCGCAGCGCATTATGCCGGGTATCACGCTGACCTCCCGTGATGAGAATAACGCGGTAATTGCGTCAGGCACCTACGGCAATATTGATGCCGCCGTGCTTGATGCGCGTCACAGCCTTATGGATCCCTGGTTCCGCCGCGCTCCCGGCCTGGTGACTGTGCTCTCGTCCGATCTGCTGCTGAAAGTGAACCTGCCGAAAGTGAACGCGCTCAGCCAGACCAATCCGAATACCGAACTGCTGGCCGCGCAGCTCATTGTCAGCCAGGAAAAGATCGGCGGCCTGCCGACGGTCTTTGTCCCGGGTATTCCTGAAGACGTCGTGCTCATCACCAACCTGAAAAACCTCTCTGTGTATTACCAGAAAGGCTCCCTGCGTCGCTCTATCCGGGAAGAGCCGCACTACAACCGCGTGGCGACTTACCAGTCCAGCAATGATGACTATGTCATTGAAGAGTACGGCATGATTGCCATGATCGACGGCGTGACATTCGCCTGATAATCCCCATCACATGGCGGGCAGCAAGCCCGCCCAGGAGAATGAACCCATGCTGACACCGGCACAAAGACACTTTCAGAAGGTCATGGCAGAGAGGCGGGGCATCAGTGATGAGCGTGACGCGGAGACGCGCACCGCGCATGAGCAGATCCTCTTTCGCCTGCATATGCATAAATCCTCGCTGAGCCAGATCCAGTCCCGCCAGGCGAAGGCTGCTGTAAAGGCCAGCATCCTTCCTGAGTTTCAGGGATGGATTGACGGAACTATCGAGGGCGACAGCGGACGCGCCGATCCGGTTATCACTACGCTGATGGTTTGGGCGGTGGACTGCTCCGACTATGCACTGGCGCTGCGCATCGGGCGCTATGTCGTTAAGCATGGCCTGAGCATGCCGGATGACAACTATCGCCGCCCGGCACCCACGGTGCTGACCGAGGAAATCTGCAATCCCATTCTTAACCTCGCCACCACGGACGCCGGAGCCGATTTGTCAGGCTATATCCCCATGCTGGACGAGCTGGCCGAAATTGTGGCTGACAGTGATATGCCGGATGAGGTCCGCGCGAAGCTGTGCAAGGTGAGGGCATTTTGCCGTCGCGACACGGACGACGCGGAAACCAAAGGCGAAGCGCTGAAACTCTTCCGGGAAGCCATGAGCCTGAACCCGGGCGCAGGCGTGAAACGGGAGATCGCCTCTCTGGTGAGCGCCCTGAAGAAGGTGCCGCAGACCAGCGCGGCGGGTGGTGATGCGGAAGGTGAGCCTTCATCCGGCGATACAGCAGCAACCGAAACACCCGCAGCAGAAAAAGCAACACGAACGCGCAAGCAGACGAAAACGGCGGCCGGCACTCAAAAAGCCACCCGCAAAACGGCGGCAAAAAAGACAACGAAAACCGCCACAAAGTAAACGCCTGAGCGTAATGAACTGGCCCCGCGCCACAGGCGGCGCGCCCGGCGATCTGCCCGTAATGCGGTCTTTTTACCGGACGCCCACCGCCTGACCTTCCGGAGAAACGACGATGAGTATTATCGCGCAGCGCCCCGTCAGACCTGCTGAGAGTGATGTGACGGACGTGGACGACGGCGGCGCACAGATTGCCGTCGGTACTTTCTGGCCGACGGTAAAACTCCACGATCTGCGCCTCGCGGCACGCATCGCCGGTGATATTACGACTTCCCGATTGATGCATATGGCTACGGAGGCCGCGCTTCACGTCGCGGATCAACTGAAGGACTGGCGCAAGCAAAGGGAGGCGGAAGGCGCGGAATCGCTGGCTTCTGTACTGCTGACTTACGCCGGTGAACCCGTCGAGCTGATTAACGGCGAAAGCGCAAAAGTTTACCGCTTCCGGCGTGCGGTCTACTCCTTCACGCGCGCCAGCGTACTGGAAGGTTACAGGGACGTCGGCACCACGCCAAAGGGCGACAAGGACGCGGAGGCTCTGGACAGGCAGATCGACGATCTCTGGCGGGATGGGCGCTGGAGTATCGCGGACATTCGGGAAGAAGCCCGGATCGCCGCCGTCCGTCATGCCCTGGTGGACAGTCCTTTCGGGACGGAAATTGTTGAATGGTTCAATCAGAACCCGAAAGGGGATCCGTATACCTTTCGCCTGAACGTGTATCAGAGCGATTTGCCGGTGACGGAATACGACCAGCAGGATCTAAAACTGACGGTGCTGCGCGCCAGGAACCTGCGCAGCTGGTTTTCCGTTCATGTATTTGGCCGACTTCAGGGAACCTCGTATGCGGCCGGTTACATGTACGCCACGGAGAAAATCACGCCGCGCTTTGTCCCGTTGCAGGTGGTTTTATCCCGCTACGAGCTGAATCTGGCCCCCGGGGACGCGGAAACGGTCACGGTGACAATTCTCCCCGAATACGCGGAAGATAAAACCTTTACGGTAACTACATCGGATCAAACAATCGCGACCGCCAGAATAGTCAACGGCGATATTCTGGTTACGGGCATGAAGCGAGGTACCTGTTCGGTCACCGTTACGACGACTAATGGCGTCAGTGCGGTGATCAGCATAAAAGTGGTCGCGGTAATGAAGTTCATTACCCGCATCGACAGTGCAACCAGGCCAATATTCTTTGCTCATATGGACGAGGGTTTCACGGTTGACTATGGTGACGGCATTGACAGCCGGGACTACCGTTTCGATCCCGCCAGTGAAGCTTCAGGTTGGGTTATTCCTACACGTGAATTAGTACAGGGAAAGGAATACACCATCACGGTTAAGAACACGGAAACCGCCTGTCTGCGCAGCCGTTTATCTAACTATTCTTCGAAACTGAACCCCGTTGTGGAATTGATTAGTGTTACAGGGGAAAGAGGTCATCTTTCAGGGTTCGCTTTGGATACCACCGGATTAATGGCTATTCGTCCCGGAGCATTTGACGATTTGCCAAACGTGAATAACTGCAAAAATATTTTTACCAACTGCTCGTCGCTTACAGGTATTCCGGCATCGTTGTTTTCTCGCATGAAGATAGAGGATTTTTCAGACGCATTCAGAGGGTGTACATCGCTTACTGAGGTTCCATCGGGGCTATTTGCAAACCAGCCCGATGCGATCGACTTCTCATCGGTATTTGCAGGCTGCACCGGCCTGATCAGTATCGGCAATAATCTGTTCCACAGCTGTGTATCTGCGGTGAATTTCAGTTACGCGTTTGATGGTTGCTCAATGCTTGCAAATATCGGCACGGGAATATTTACAGGATGCGGTTCAGCAGGGACATTCTCTTATAGCTTCAGGGCGTGTAAAAATCTTCTTGTCTTGCCTGCTGATATGTTTGCGGATGTTCCGGGCGGCGCATTCACCGGCGTATTCCAGAATTGCACGGCACTGACGGCAATTCCCGCCAACCTGTTTAAAACATGTTCTGAAGCGAATCATTTTGGCGGTGCATTCACTGGCTGTTCGCAGCTTCTTTCTGTTCCTGCCGGTCTGTTTGCTGGTCTGTCGAAAGTGACCTATTTCGGCACGGTCTTTTCTGGTTGCAGTTCGCTGAAAACGGTCGGCGCGGGTTTATTTGCCGGGTGCAGCCAGGCGCAGACATTCGCCTCTGCATTTTACAGCTGCCGCTCTCTTGAAACTGTAGCGAAAGATATTTTCAGCGGCTGCGTAGAGGTGACGACCTTTGCCAGTACGTTTTATGGGTGCAGCAGCCTGACGGCGCTCCCGTCTTTTACTGACTGCGCGAAAGTCACCACTTTCTCATACGCTTTTGCTAACTGTGGATCGCTCACGAAAATTGATGCTGACGCTTTTGCTGAGAAAGCGCTGATAACGACATTCACATACGCTTTTGTAAACTGTACTTCGCTGGTTTCTGTGGGGAACGGCGCATTTCGGGGATGTAGCGCGTTAACCAGCCTGGGCTATACGTTTTCAGGTTGCCGCTCTCTGGTTTCTCTCGCGGGAGATATGTTTGCCGGTTGCGCCAAAGTGACAGTCGTCGATTTCTTGTTCGAAAAGTGCTCCGCGCTGGCTGGACTGCCAAAACAACTATTCAGCGACATGGTGTCCCTGAAAGGCATGGGATCGACATTCCGGGATTGTACTGCACTCATCGCGCTACCATCCGGCCTGCTTGGTGGTTGCATCAATCTCACTTCGTTAACGCTGACATTCTCGGGCTGCACCTCACTGGCGGTATTACCCGGCGATTTACTGAAAAACAACACCTTGCTGACCAGTGCCGGATCGACGTTCTACGGTTGCTCCTCACTGATAAATATTCCCCCGACGCTGTTCGCGTCCTGTTCGCTTATTACCTCTTTTGGCGCCACGTTCCAGAATACCGGCGTGGAGGAGATACCGGAAAACCTGTTCAGCGGCAACCCGCTGGTGACCTCTTACGGCCAGACTTTCAGGGGCTGTAAAAACCTGCGCTCAGTGCCAGCCGGTCTTTTTGCCGCCAGCATAAGTGCCACGGTATTCACGAATGTCTTTTCGGAATGTAGTGCGCTGGAAATCGTCGGGGCGGGATTACTCAACACCACGGCGGTCACGACGGTGGGGTATCTGTTTGACGGCTGCGCGTCATTACGCAGCGACGTTAACACGATATTTAATCTTGCGAGTTACCCGGAGATTGTCACCACAACGGCAATATTCAGGAGCTGCGCATTACTGACCGGCAAAGGCCTGGTATTTATGGGTAAGGTGCCGAACGTCACCGCGCACTATTACGCGTTTTATGCCTGTGCAGGTCTGGACGATTACGACGATTTACCCGGCAACTGGATAACGAACAAATTATGAAAACATTCAATCAATTAAAAAGCCTGATCGACTTTTGTCAGACCGATGCGTTTTTCCTGGAACACCTGAACCGACTTCAGATCGCTGGCGTGATTTATCTTGATGAAGGCGATATCGATGCTGACCGCAAGACCGTAAGTGATGATTTTTATGATCGACTTGCCAGCGTGTACGGCATTGAGCCAGAAATAAAAAGTGAGGAGGCATAATGGCCACGGGACTGACACTAACCACGGCGGGCGCCGCCGAAATCGAGGCCGCGTATCAGGCGGGGGAGGTTGTGCATATTACCTCCGTGCTGATCGGCGATGGTGGCGGCGTGACATTGCCGGCTGATCCCGATGAGCTGCCGGCGGTGACGGCGCTTTTTGGACAGTTTGGCCGTGAAACCTTTGACTCTGATTCAAGCTATGAGGGGTTTATCAGCGGGCAGATCGTTATCAACTGCCAGGATTATCCGGGTAAAACGCTCAGAGAAGCGGGGCTGGTCAGCGCTAAGGGTACGCTCATCGCTTACGGCACATACCCGGCGACATACCTCCCGGCGCAATCGGATTCCATTATCAAAGAGATCATTCTGACGCTGGTGTTGACGCTGACGCACAGCTCAAACGTGCAGCTTGTTATCGATCCGGCGCTTGCCACACTCACGCAGGAAACAGGTGATAAACGCTATCTGCGGCGAGCACAAAATCTTTCTGATTTAAACGATCCCAAAGAGGCCAGGGATAATCTTGAACTGGGTAACTCAGCTACGCGGGACGTGGGCACCGAGACGGGAATGGTAGCTGCGGGGGATGACTCGCGCATAACCGGCGCACTTCAGAAAGAAAATAATCTTTCCGATCTGAGCGATACATCCGAAGCCCTTAAGGCGCTGGGACTCAACAGCGACGGAGCGGCTTATAGGGCTATTGTTGACGCCATTTTTTACGTTGGAATCGTTGTCGCAGGCGAGCAAAGCCCAGCGGAGCGGTTTCCCTGGCAGACTTGGACGGATTTAAGCGAAACCTTTGCTGATAAGGTTGTCAGGATTGGTTCTCAGTATGGCGTGACCGGAGGCAGTAACAAGGTGAAACTTGACGCCGATAACCTGCCTCCGCACTGGCACCGTTCGGGCGACAGGTCTCCGGGGGCAACGTGGGATCCGACCACAACACATGGAACAGATAACCAGAAAAGTGGACCGCTGGCGCTGACTGAAGGAACCTACATTGATGCGGCAGGCCTGAAAGCGTCAGCAAACAAAGCGATAGATGTGACCAATGAGTATGTCTCACTGGTTATGTGGAAACGTACGGGATAAAAAACCGTCATTACTGACCGTTTTTTATAGGTAGTGATTACCGTCATAAACAGCATGGCAGGGACTCGAGCTGGTACTTTTACAACTCAAACTAGCATGATAAGACATAACTGCTATGTGTCAGAAGCGGATTTAAGACACTATAATCTGATGTATAGAATTTGGTGAGCAAGACTTGTAGTGCTTCACTGCTTCTGAAAAGGCTTGTGTGATATCTGCATTTAATAGTATTTTATATAGAACTCAAGCTTGAATAGGAAATGGCAGTAATCATCAAATATAATACATTGCTAATTTAATATTAAGGGTGGAAATGTTTAGAATAAAATCAATTATGAATGAAGGTCGGGATAAGATATATGTACATGATATTAGTGAGGATTCAGGCAACAATTATTACTCAATTCTTACTGGAGATAATGCGAGCGGAAAATCCAGCTTATTAAGCAAGGCTATTAATTTCTTCCTATTTAGTAATAAAAGAGACGAATTTCTTGAGCCTGCTATCGAACTTTCCTCTTGTTCTGAGTCTTATCCTAGCAAAATTATTGCGTTGTGTAACTCAAGATTTGATAAGTTCACATCAAACAATTTCTTAAAAAATAAAGATAACCAAAGAAAAAATATAGCTTCTATGAATTACATTCATCCTGAGTTAAGTGATAATTCTAGAAGGGGGATGTCAGGAATTGTTGATCAATGCCTGAAAAATACTTTACGAAATACAAATGCTACAAGTATAGATAAATCTAATCAAGTGCAAGAAGCATTTAGTATGTTTGGACTGCAATCTCACTTGCACCTTAAATGTGTTTTAGATACGAAGAATATAACATACATACTGGCTATAATAAGTGGTCTGATAAATGGACAAATGATATTGTCAGATGAGAGTATTAAGCATGCAAGGAAAAGTCGTTATTTAAAAGACGAAGAGTTAAAAAATAGAAACATAAAGTTAGACGAGTCGATTGCAATAATTTGTAGAGAAAGTGAAAACAAACTCACCTTAGATGTTCTTTGTGATATCTTACTAATGTTGGAGGCCGGTAAATTTCCTGAAGAAAATCTCAATGATATTTATTTCTCTGTCGCTAAAGGGAGAGTTTACTCAGAAAGAAAAAGTTTGGTTTATGATTTCAACGGAATCGATATAATAAAGTATTTGTTTATTTTAGATGTGATAAATGTTTCTGATTTCCAAGTAATGCATCTTAACACCCAAAAAGAAGTCAGTATAATTTCACTGAGTTCTGGACAGAGAACTTTGTTTGGTCATGCAATTGTATTAAGTAGCTTTGCAGAAAAAAACTGCATGGTTTGTATTGATGAGCCAGAAAATAGTTTACATCCTGAATGGCAACTTAATTTTATGCATTTCATATCTCTTTTGTGTCCTGATACTCTTGGAGCTCATGTTTTCATTGCAACGCATTCACCTCAGATCATTTCTGGCATGCGGTTTGATAATGGCTGTGTGTTATCTCTCGCAAACAGAGATAATATAGAACTGTTAAAGATGACAGATAAAAAATATGATAATGGTGGACTGTATGAACTACAGCCGTTGAAAATTTACAGGGAGCAATCTGCAGACAAACAACTAACAGGTGTTTTTAAAAGTCCTGGTTATAAAAATGACTTTATCATAAGGAAATTGCTCTTAATACTATCTAAAGCTTCGAAAAAAATTAACCTTACAAAAAATGATAATGAATTTATTAGCGAGATTGACATCCTCTTTGAAAAAAAGAGAATACCAGAAGGAGATCCTGTGCAGTTGTTATTGAAGCAGGTTTTGAGCTTCCAAAAAGCAAGGAGTTCTGATGATTAATAGACCTATAGTGTACAGTGCAAATGCTCAGGCACATGTAAACACATTCAACGGCGAAGCCACGCATTGGGACGGTATGTGCGCAGTTCGTAAAAACTTCCGAAAGGAGGTGCGAGATTATTACCGTAATGAACAAGGTTTTACATGTCCATACTGTGGAAGATTGAGAGAGGAATTTCATGGTGGACAGTGGGATATTGATCACATCATTCCTAAGTCTTTATACCCAGAATATCTTTATTGCCCCAGGAACCTTGCTGTCGCGTGTAAAGATTGTAATACACATAAATCAACAAATAACCCACTATTATCCCCGCTGGAACATTTATCGCCTTATCCTGAAAACTCTAGATCTTACAAAATAATACATCCACATTTTGATTCCTATCACGAACATATCAGGCTAACTAGAGATAATAATGGGAGAACCTGTCACGAGGTAATTACAGATAAAGGTCGAGAAACATTTCATGTATGCCATTTAATTCGATTCAGCGAAGCACTTTCTGGGACCTCTGAGTATGTTCCTGAGCTGGGTACTGAAATTGGTATTATTAACGATGTTAGTGAGTCAGTTCAGATGTGGCTGGACGGCTATGACGCTCTAACTCCACATGATGCGGAAATCGCCTTACAGGCTCTCATGCAGAGAATACGTCGTTGATGAATTATTCGGCTTCATCCGAACTGTTCGATGTTCTTTTTTTGCGCATAACTGACTGTAAGATTTGATTATATACTCTCAAAGAAAATTGTCTGAACTAAAGCATGTAGTTCAGGAAATCAGATCGCCGAGCGTCTTCTTGGCCATATTTAATGCAGTCTCCACGCCTTCGTTCAGCGTTGCCATCAGGTCGTTAACGGAGGCACTTTGTAGTCGCTCCCTGATATCCTCATCAACCCTCTGCAACGAAAGCGTAAACTCAATTTTTTTCGCCTTACCATAGCGATCGAACTCCTGATGCGTTTCCTGCAACCCGGTGATGACATACATCCCGTAAATGGACCCGATGCCATCAATCAGTGGCCAGGCCAACCCTGTGTAGGCCATCGTTGAAACTGCACCCAAAGACAGGTTGCCGCCAGTGATTTCAGGATACAGCAATCCACCCAGCGTCAGCTGGTTCTCACCTGCGCCAACGTACTGCCATCTTGCGCTCCTGCCCACACGATCATTTTTAACGTGCCGCCAGTTACGGGACAGCTGCAATTGCTGATAGGGCAGTGTCCTGAGTTCAAATACAAATAGTCCGAATGCCATCATCATAGTTATTACTCCAAATTAATCGTTATCCCGGAACGAACCCCGGGCAGCGCGTTGCTGTTTTTCAATTTCTGCGCGTACCGCTTCGCCAACAAGTCGCGCCAGTTCGCGCGGATTGCTGTTCTGAATGCCGTGCAGATGGATGTGAATATCACCGGAAAAACTATTACCTTGAGCCGCAGCCGCCGTGTGGGTGCTTTGATTTCGGCGTACCGGTTGCCATGCCTGCGTCTGTTTTATCAATGGTTCGCCAGCGGCAATAACCGGGCGAGCGCTGACAGACTGGCGGACAAGCTTCGACTCCTGCCATTCACCACGCACCGCAAAGGCTGGAGGGAGATTTTTAAATACAATGTCACCCGGCCCGATACGTTTGCGCTTTTCCTCATCTAAAAGGCCTTTGGTGTTATCCGCGATTTGGCCCAGCCGCCGCTCTGTTCCAGAGTTGCCCCCGAGCACATTGGGCGGCGGGGCGCTGCCTTTGCTTGCAGGCTTTTCAGATGACCATTGCCACTCCCTTTTAACCATGCGCCCGGATTTTTCATCCCATTCCCACATAACCGGAATAGCCCTGAGTCTGGCCGCTTCCAGCCTGGCTCTTTCAATGCCATCGGGGATGAGATCGAGCTTCTCCAGTAACCAGCCGACGCCTTCCATTAACTTCTGAAGCGGCCAAAGCAGAACGCTAAGTGCGGTCCCCAGGACTTCGCCAAAAGTCTGCCCGGCGCTGGCGCATTTGTTTAGCGCCTCGCGACTCTCCTCAACGGGCGTTAATACTTTTTTAAACCAGTTCCAGACGTTTTTGACGCCATCCCCAATGACCCCGAAAACGGGCGCCAGCCGGGAAAATGCGTTATAAACTGGCGCGAACCCCTGGATGACGCCTGTAAAAAAACCGCTAAAGAAGGCCTTAATTGGTCCCCAGTATTTCCAGATCAGTACCCCAGCCGCTACAAACGCAGCACCCACTAAGCCGATTGGGCTCAATAGCATTGATAAGCCGCCACTCAGCGCCGCAATTCCGCCTTTCACAATGCCGAAGAGAGCAGGGATCCCGGTTAGCCGCAGTGCCAGCCCGCCAATGCTTTTTGACAGGGCGCCAATAGCAGTCACCGGAGAGGTAAAGGCGCCAAGTAACGCACCGCGCAGTGGTACCATCAATCTGGTTAATACGCTGAGGCGTCCGACTAGGCCGCTGAGTAAAGCACCCCATTCGCTAATTTTTGCCAAGGAGCTACCGCCCGCGGCACTCATCATGCGGAACGCTGATACCGTACCTCCTATGCCGCTCCCGCCGGACAGCAGTGCAAACCCGAGCCTGAGCTTTGCAAGCGGCCCTAAAAGTAAACCAGCAGCTAATGACATCCCGCCAATTACAGCGGTCAGTGCCAGTGCAGTCCCGCCGGCGAGTAACAACGTTTGTGAAAGTCTGGGGTTTTCTTCTATCCAGCTTTGAACAGTGCCAATAACCCGGCTAAGCCCCTGTGTCAGCCTGCGCAATGGGCCGTCTACTGTCTCAGCCACAGAAATACGGAACGCCTCCCACGCGCTGTCCAGTTCCTTCAAATCGCCGCCAAGGTTGTCTTTCTTCTTGTTAGCGACGGCGAAGGCTTCCTGATTTTTATGCGCTTCAGCAATTTGTTCATAGAGTGACTGGAGGTAGCCATCACCTGCGCCGTTGACCAAAGACTGGAGGCTCGTAAAACCCTCTTCTCCGGCGATATCTTTGAAAAATGAAACCTGATCCACCTCGCCAAAGCGGGAAACGCGTTTTTGTAGATCGAGAAGAATATCGAATGGACGTCGCATTTTTCCGCTCGCGTCGGCAGTTTCCACTCCCAGCTCTTTGAGTGCCTTTTTGGCTGCCGTAGTAGGGGAGGCCAGGCGGGAGAGTGAGCGACGCATTGCCGTACCGGCCTCACTACCGCGAATACCCACGCGCGCCAGCGTGCCGGTCATGGCTGCGGCTTCTTCCAGGCTAATCCCAAGTCCCGCTGCTACCGGCCCGACAACTTTCATTGTCTCGCCTAGGCTGCTTAGCGTGGTGTTGGTACGGGTAAATGTACCTGTCAGCACATCGCTGACTCGGTCCATTTCTCCGGCGTCGAGGGCGAACTGTGAAAGAATATTTGAGCCGATGTCTGCCGTTTCACCCAGTTCCATACTGCCTGCCAGCGCCATATTGAGCACGCCGGGCAGTGCGGCACGGATAGCATCTGGGGTAAAGCCCGCCATTGCCAGAAAGGCCTGGCCGCTGGCGGCGTCACGTGTGGTAAAGGCGGTTTCAGCACCGAGTTTTTTTGCCTGAGTACGCAGGGTGGCCAGCTGCGAATCGCTTTTATCGAGCCGCGTCAACGCCTGGACGTTTGACATTTCCTCATCAAAACCAACCGCAGGCGACAGGAAGCGTCCGGCGCCATACCCGGCAGCGGCTGCTGTACCTAATGCTATGGCACCGCCAGAGCGCAACTTCCCGGCCATCTGCTGCGCACCCTCGTAACGTTTATGAGCTTGAGTAACCGCCGCAAGTTGCCGTTTTTCCCGTTCCAGGGATTGGTTGTATTGTTCTGTGCGGCGTATCGCGTTTCCGATGGTGGCACTACTACCGGAAAGCATGACGCCATGCTGGCGCAGGGCTGATGCACTTTCACGAAGGCGGGCCACTTCCGTCACGCGTTTTGCGGTCAACCGATCAAGCCGCTCACCCAGTCGCGACATCAGTATTTGCTGTTTTTCCGTCAGCGTCCCGTTTTTACGTTGCGCTTCTGACAAGCCATCAAAGCGGGCACGGGCACGTGAGATGGAACGGTCGGTTTTGCCGACGGCCGCGGTCATTCGCTGAAAAGTGGCACTGCTCTTATCGAGTCCTTTCAGGGTGGATTGTGTTTTTCTGAGGGAGTCGGAAAGGCCGCCCGCACTCTGGCGGGCAGCATTAACGGGGCGGGTAAATCTGTCGATAGCGCTGAAAGCAACGCGGATATCAAGACTCTTCATCAGTGGCACCACTTCGAAGCGCCGCCCGCTTGCGCCAGGCTATCACCTCGCCAAGATCCATGCCGAAAACTTCAGAGGGCGGCCAGTTAAAAATAACGGCAATATCAGCAACCAGATCGTCTATCTGGTCAAACGCAACGGTGATTACTCGCTCTCCGTCTCCGCCACGTTCGACGCTCCAGGCTCCGGCGGATTCAAGAAAGGGACCAGAAGCTCTGCCAGGCCGATAAAGTCCAGAGTGTGCATTTCGTTGATTTCTTTTTGTGTCAGCGCAGGTGCGGTGACTCGCGTCAACAGCGTGGCAATTGAGTCTGCATCCATATTGGCAACGCGGATAAGATTCAGGCCGCGCAACGATCCGGCCTGACTGATGGCGCCGGTGATTTCCACCTGACCGATCTCACTGTCTTTACGAACTACCGGCTGCATCAGTGTGAACAGGTTTTTAGTTTTTTTAGCCATGTTTAAAATCTCCGGGCGGCATCTTTGCCACCCTATGAAAGGTTATCAATTGCCCATACCAAGGGCGGAGGTGATGCGGTCCGGGAACATGTTCTGACCGTTCTTTTTGTAGATGAAATTCAGCAGATCGATTTCGATAATGGGCTGATCATCAATGGAGAATTTGTAGTAGGTGGATTTAAAGGTGTAGCTTTCCTCCGTGTCTTCTCCCTGTTTTGAGTCTCCACCGTCGAGTTCAGTAAATCGCCCGCGCAGCTCCACCTCGACAAGCTGGCTTTCGCCATCAGTGAAATATTCACCCGCAAAGCGCAGCCGCGTGCCGTCAATTTCTGCTCCGTATTCGAGAAACAGAGCCTTAATGACGCCGCCAAAAACAATGGTGGAATCCAGCGCGCCAGCCTCAAGGCCGAGATCAACACCGACCGCACCCAGCATGCCACCGCCCTGATAGTCCTCTATCTTTCGTGACAGTTTGGGGCGAGTGAAAGAGGTCACTTTTCCCAGATAGTTGTCGCCGTTAACAAAGCAGCTAAAAAGCCGCAGTTTGTGAGGAATAGCCATTATTCACCCCCGAGCGACGCGAACGCCGGTTCGTAAAAATCATCAGTAAAGGTCTGGTATAGCGTCAGATCTTCAAGCGGTGGGACCGGGCTGTAGCTATAGCGCACAATCAGTTTTCCCTGGCGCAAATCCGTGGTGCCGTTGTCCAGCGTGTCATACCAGCAGTCAGCGCCGATAAGCTGGCCGGCAGTGACTTTTTTGCTGAGAGCAGAGCGGATGCCGCTTACCACATCTTTCACGTTGGCCGGAGTGAGCGGGCTGTCAACAGAGGTAAATTGCGCCTCCGCAATACTGTCCGCCAGGATCTGCGCGGTACGGGTAAACACCTCAAAAGTGTAGGTTTCGGTGTCCGTGGTGCGGTTACCCCAGAAGCGGAAACCGTCACGCTTGATAAGCGTCGTGATTTCGTTGTTGTTCAGCTCGTTAGCGTCGCTGTCTTCTGCCTGCAATGCCCAGAATACATCTTTCGAAATACCCAGAACGTTATTCACCACAACGTTGGACAGCGATTTGTGCCAGCTCTGGCTGTTATCAATAGCGGCGCGCAGGCCGCAGGCGTAAGCCGGGGCGGGAAACGTTTCGTTATCATCCGTCAGGGGGTTGTAAGCGATAAAGTCCGGCCAGATCAGCATCAGCTCGCGGTAAGCGAAGGTTTTGCGATAAGCGATAGCCTCCGCCATGGTCGCGCAGCCGTTGCAACCGGCATAAACAAAAGCCCGCAGATTCTGGGCAATCACGCAAAGCTGTGACGTCACTTCCGCAGTGTCGTAGTCCGGCACCGCCAGGATGCGCGGGCGATAGCGGGTTTTGGCCTCCGCCGTCAGCAGGGCATACATTCCCGTATAGCTGTCGCCATCTGTTCCACCAATAATGGCCTGGGACTGGCTGTCGCCGTTACCGGAAGCCTCTTTCACCCGGACAATCACAACACGCGGACTGCACTGATCGGAAATGGCTTTGAGGGCTTTGTAAAGTGACCCGGTTTTACCTGCCTTGCCGAGGACGTTACGTACCCGTGTCAGCAGAACCGGAGTATTGAGCGGGAAAGTTTCCGGATCGGCGTCATCAGCAACCGCAACAATACCGATCACGCTGGAATCAATGTCATTGATTGCCTGCTGTAGGTCGGTATTTTCGCGAGAGCGGACGCCGTGAAAACGAGTTTCAGACATAAGTTCACCATCATGTTGCTCTTTGAGTTCAGGGCAATATTCAACGTTAAGTCTGCTGGCGTCGCCTGGTTGCCGGTCTGCCCGTTCGCTGACAACAAAAAGGGATTCAGCCCCGCGCGCGGGCATGGAATCATCAGCAAAAAACGGGGGAGTTATGTCGATAGCAGACACGCTGACAACAGCAGCCGAAGCGTATGTAGAAAAATTAAGTGAGGTCGTAAAGACGCCAGATTTTAGTATTACGTTGGGTGGTGTAGCCCTGACCGAACTGGCCGACCGAATCACCTCGCTATCTGTTACAGATAACAACGGTTTTGATGCTGACCAGCTAACTCTGTCAGTAGATGACTCTGACGGAGTAACGGATTTACCCCCACGCGGTGCGGAGCTGGCGGTGTCCATCGGCTGGCTGGGTGAGGCGTTGATCTACAAAGGCCTCTACACCGTTGACGAGGTGGGGCATAGCGGGCCGCCGGATGTTATTGACATCACCGCACACAGCGCTGATTTTCGCGAAGAGATGAACGTCAGGCGGGAGGTGTCCTGGCATGATGTGACGGTAGAGCGGGTGGTATCGGCCATAGCCCGGCGTTATGACCTGATGCCGATGATTAGCGAGGCCCTGATCGACATTGAGATCGACCATGCGGATCAGACCGAAGAGAGTGACATGTCGTTTTTAACACGCATGGCGGAGATGCTGGGGGCCATTGCCACCGTGAAAAATGGCTGTCTGCTGTTTATCCTGCCTGGGGGCGGCGTCAGTGCATCTGGTAGGGCGCTGCCATCGGCTGAGATAACCCGTGCCAGCGGAGATCGTCACAGGTTCCGCATTGCCGATCGTGATGCTTACACTGGTGTGCGGGCGTACTGGCTGGATCTTAATTTCGGCAAGAAAAAACCGGTCAAGGTCACTAAGCGCAAAACAAATACTGCCAGAAAAAAGCCTGAGGAGAAAAGCAGCCGGCCGGAGGGGGATTACATGGAGGGCGCTGAAGGTAACGTGTATGTTTTGCGTAAAACCTATCAGAACGAAACGGCGGCCAGGCGCGCAGCTGCGGCAAAATGGATACAGCTCCAGAAAGGCGCGGCACAGTTTTCGATAACCCTGGCGCGCGGCCGCGCCGATTTATATCCGGGTATGCATCTGAACGTGTCGGGCTTTAAGCCTGAAATCGATACTCAGGATTGGATCATTGCCAGAGCGGAACATGTGATAGGTGATAACGGATTTACCACGAAAATGGAGCTTGAGGCGAAAATAAGCGACTGGATTGCAGAAACTGAACAGTAGCGGCCATAATAGGCGTGAGTTCAACTCCCTATGGGAGATCATCATGTTTGTTTGTCCCTACTGCGGCGCAAACGCCCGCACCCGCACCAGCCGCCGGTTAAGCGAGTTCACAATCCGGCAATACCATCAATGCCAGAACCTTGAATGCAGCGAGTCATTCACGACACTTAACACCGTAGAGCGCAGAGTAACGAAGCGCTCAACCAGCGCAGATCCTTTGCCGCCAGGATTTATCCCCGGCGACGCTTTCCCGGCCTCTCATTACGGTAACAGTCAACTTAGTCTTGCAGTATAAAAAGCTCCCCCATTTTTATGGGGGAGCTTTCATTTATGAAATAATTACTGTTTTCTCATGGTCTACATGCACAAGCATAAGCTTGTGAGGTGAGTAATATACATTAGCTGAGAATGCATACATTATAACTGTTTGAGTTATATCTGATATCTGAGGAAACCCTATATGGATTGGTTATGGGGCGTTGAAAAATTATCACCTGCGGTAGTTGGGTTCCTTGGTGCCTGGCTAGGGAGTCGCTGGGGGGTAACTAAATTCAAACGTGAAAAGCACTGGGAAACCAAGATCAAAACATATGAAACAGTGATCCATTGCTTCGAGACTATTGGTTACTGGGGAGACAATGAAGGTAATGAGGCATTTTTAGAAGTTCGTGTTGGAGGGTTAGAGGAGGGGGTAGAGCAGTTCCACCATGCTATGCGTCAGTTAGCACAAGTTGGAGTGACTGGAGCAATTTATTTATCTCCTGAATTTAGAAACACTGCTTATGAAAAACGCTTAAAAATTCAACAAATGTATATAGGTAGAATACGTGAAATAAATGACGAACTTGGTCATGGAGAAGATTACATATACTACAATAAGGCAGAATTATATATAAAAATCAGCAAATTAGCATATGAGTCAGTAGAGGAGCTTAATCTGATTGCTGAAAAAGATATTGGTGTTGAACGTAATAAACTTCTCCCTCACTTGTCAGTAAAAATGAATGAGATTACGAATGCTATTCGGGATTTTCAGAAGGATTTGCGGTAAGTAGTTTATTTCAAATTCGAGTGTATCTGATTAAAAAAGAGCAAGCGTCCTCATAGTAATGGCTCGGCAATGCCGAGCCTTTTTTCTTCAATGTGGTCGATATGTGGACATTTTTGAAATAAATCCTTTTATTTCAATTCATTAAATCCCAAAAAAAAGCCCCGTCGGGGGCGACGGGGAAAACTCATTGATTATGGAATGATCTGTTCTCTGGTCAATTCGAGAACAGGGCTACTCTACGATGCAAAAGTGCAGCTAAAATGGAGAAACCGTGGAGATTCAGGGTGAAAGACCGTTTTAAACGATTAAGGAGGGGAAATGAAGGGGATGATAGTCATGCTGCCTCTGGCGCTTGCCGGATGCGCGCAGAGTCAGCCGACGCAGCAAGCACACCCGATAGGGATGGCTAACCCGGCTTCGGTATACTGCCAGCAGCTGGGAGGGAAACAGGTTCCTGTTCAAAGCCCGCAGGGCGTGCGCACCGAGTGCAAGTTACCCAGTGGTGAAACGTTAGATGAATGGGCGCTCTGGCGCCGCGATCATCCGGCTAAGTCATAGCGCTTTCAGCCAGTCAGCCAGCACCTGGGCATGGTTTTGCCGGGTGTTTTTCGCCGCGTAGAGCAGCGTCAGCGGCTGCTGCCTGGCAAGCGCGGCCAGGCGCTCGCCTTCATCGCGGTGGGCTTCCAGCTCCTGGCGATAGCGCTGGCTAAAGTGGGCAAAATCAAGCGTCTCGCCGTGAAAAGCCTTACGCAAATCAGTCGATGGCGCCAGGATTTTGCACCACTCATCGTAATTCAGCGCCTCTTTTTTATTCCGCGCGGCCAC